ATATTTTTATCTATAATATTTTTTACATAAGAGTCATAAGTCATAGAAACGTTTATGGTATTAAGTTCATATTCCATTAAATTAATTATAGAATATGCTACATCTGCTGATAGTTTAATATTTCTATTATTAATAGTTTTTTGATTTGTTTTAAGCTTAATAATATCTATTAACTCATCTCTTAATTTAAGAGTATATTCACCAAGATTATTACAATTACTATAAATAACAGTATCATGGAAGTTGCTATTAATTTCTTTTATAAAATCACCAACCAATGATAACTCTAATGCTATCTGTTTAAATCTAGTATCAAATGGTAAGGATTTACCAGTTGTATTAAATAAATCATCATAATAAGAATTAAAGAATTCCATATTAACTATTCTAATGATTATATTTATTACAAACTCAGCTTTAGATTTATTAATACTTTTAGCAGTAGAATATAATGCATCGTGAATAATACAATTTTCTATATCAAATTCACCATGATGGCTTAATTTGAAATTTTGGTATAAATTTTTGAAGATGATTCTTAGACATAAATCCAAATTTATCTTTCCAAATTTTGTATCTTCAAACACAACTCCAAAATTATCATTGAAAGTTATTTTAAATAGCTTAGAGTAAGTTCTATTTAATCTTTCAACAAAATTACCACACTTATACGATCCATACTCGTATCCGATGTATCGTAATACATCACTTAGGATCTTTAACTTTTCATCAACGAATGTAGATTCATTGAGTAGAGATGAATCAATCTCGAATGTCTTAGCTAATGCTAGCTCGCCAGTAAATAATTCACAATTAATAATTTTTTCTTTGATGTCTGTCATTTCTTTTTCCTCCATATATTAAGAATGACCAATATAGTAGCAACTATGGTCTACTATCATGATAATAATATATGAGTAAAAAAAATAAACAATATTGGGAGGCAGAATAGACTGCCTCCTATATGGTGAATCAACTACTTAGATTGCATTTCATCAAATTTTTTAATACAAAGATCTAAAGCCGCTAGTCTTAACTCGCCAGTTACATATCTAGCCTGCATAAATGCCTCATCCTCAAATAATGAAAAAAGTGTACATTTTTTTCTAAAATCAGTACCATATAACTTAGATAAGATATCTGTATATTTTTCTAGAGTCTGTTTAAATTTTTCATTTTCAAATGATATTAATTCATTATCATTATCGCTAATATCAGTTTGCATCATAAATAGGATAGATTCAGTTGCTCTCATCATATTTTCTACATAGTCATTTTTAAACTCTGTATTGTCAAGTCCTTCTTTGGCCATTTTAAATCTAATATTCTTAACTAATACACTACGTAATTCTAATATATAAGATCCTAAATCTCTAGAAGATTGATATATTCTTCTATAATCAATCCCAGGATTCATCTTCTTAACAAATTGAGTCAATAAATCGATCTTATTTATAACGTGTTTATAAGATTGATCAAATACTACAGGTTTAGGTTCTCCTTCTATATTATATAATACTTTTAAATTATTATAATAATAGAAGAAATCAAAATCTAATACTTTTTGCACTGTATCGTATAATCCAGTATTTTTAACATCAAACTCTTTGATGTCTTTACGTAGATATTTATCAACTATATATGATTCATCTAAAGGATTGGACTTTATTCCGAAATATCTATAAATATTTTTTACAATCAATTTCACAATAATTTCCATATTATATGTCGGGTGATCATGTGAATCATAAAAGCTAGTTATATTCGTGGATGGGTTATAAATAATTTTAAATGATTTTTCATATGTCTTATTTAGCATATCTAAAAATACTTGTACTTCTTGTAATGAGTAGATTTCTAATAATCTACCAACCAATACTCCAACTATTGGTACAAGTTCATCATATACATGATCTTCAGGAAAATCTAGAATGCTAGACATTTCATATTTCCCAACAAATAAATCATCGATTTTAAATTTCTTTTCAATTATTTTTGTCATTTCTTTTTCCTCCTAAATATTAAAACAAATGACCTTTAAATACACAGTTATAATATATAAGCAAAAAAAAAATAAAATGTCTATGGAGTTAAACTCCATAGACATATAAAATTATAAAGCACTATAATGAATAAGCAATGTGAAATACATAACAACTGATCTAGTATAACTATTTCTTGTAGCTACACGATTACGTCTATGAATATATCGTTTAGACGCTTGCATTAACCAGTTTTCTGTAATATCTTTTATTCTTAAAATATTCTTATCTTTTGTATTCGGTTTAGGTTGAATTGAATACTTAATAAAATTTGCAGTTCTAACATCTTTGTCTTTAGATTGAGCAAAGTATGTGTAAACTAATAAACTAATATATTCACGAACTTCAGTGAGCTGTTTTGTATCATTCTTAATGATATATTCGATAATATCTTTAATCTCATCAGTTCTAACTAGAGAATCTGCTGACATCTTGCAATACTTATAATTCACTGACATTGTAGATGCAATATTTACAGCTTTATCTATGATACGTTCAGCCATCAAGCTATCAGTATCAGCCAATCTATAGCCCGTATCCGAATAGTCATCAGATGCATAAGTTATATATTGAGATTTATTTTCATATGCTTCATAATATAGACTTGCAATATTTTTCATAAAAGATTTAATACGTCCATGAAGTTGTTGAATTAGATATACACAATCTTCATCTTCAAAATCTCTTAGACGATCTTTGTATGTATCAATCCATGTATTAGATACAGACTTAACTGCACCTAAAACACTTCCTTGAGTTTTAAGATCGAATTTACCAGTAAGCATATTATTTACTACATAATCCATTACCCATCTATATTCAGCCGGTTGAACTTTCTTAAAGAATCCATAATGAATAGAAGGATAAAACTTTCCAGAAAATGCGAGATTAATGATACCTAAATCAATGAGTTTGGGATCTCTAGTTTTCCAGAAATAGCGTAAAAGACATAAGAGAATAATAGTAATCTCATCTTTTGCTGCAGCTGGGTTGAATGCAGAAATTGATGCATAATAAGTTTCTTGCATCAAATTATGAATATCTTTAATATTGATCTTTAGAGTATTACATAAATCATCTGCATCTTTTTGAGTAAAGTAGATTCTTCTACATGGTGCAATATCATATAAGTCTTCAGATCTATCAGAAATGAATTTACCAATGTATTTTTTATAAGCATTAAGATTCTTCTTAATTTGAGTTTCAATAATTGGATAGATTTTCTTTATAATAACGGTTGTATTTTTCATTATATACCACCTTTCTAAGTTATTGGATTGTTCAAGATGGCTATAAATACAAAAAAAAGAAGAGCGGGATAAACTCGCTCTTCTTATAATTATTATCAAGCAAGATAGCTTTTTCTTAAGTAATTAGTGATCAATCTATTATTTTCTTTAAATATAAATTGTAGATCATTCATATGCTCTTTTCTTATAAACTTATCAGATTCATATAAATGCCTAAACTTATACTCATCTGGTAAATTATATCTAGCATATAAGCTATCTAAATAATCGATATTCATTTCCAATCTAGATTTATCATTAAGATCAATTGGGTATTTAGGATCTTTGTGTAAAAGTTCGTCTTCCACTAATACATTAATTAGTCTATATACTAATTGGAATTTATGTTCTAATGCTACTAAAATTTCGTCAGTTACGCCATTCTCATGACGTTTCTTTATTTCTCTCATGAGTAAAGTACGAGCTATATCTAATAACTCAAGCTTAGATAGATCTAATCGTTTTAGTGTATCTTTATCTTCATCATATTCGCAGAATTGGTATACAAATTCTAATATATTATCAATGTGCAATAACCCACCAATTCTATTCCTATATGAAGAAGATGAGAAATATATTCCTGAAATAAAGTCCTCTATATACTGTACTGATAGAATTCGTTCTGTATCAACTTCATCTAATGTGAACTGAATATATTTGGAGGCAGGAATGTCATTTAAAAGATTCATATTTATAATGCTATAAGATTTATCTACGATAATCCTAATAGCAGTATCATATGTAATATATGGATTAGTAGAATTTAATTCTATTTTTAGAGTGCCAGGTTTGATGTTATCATTTTCATCATACTCGCAGTCTAATACAAATCCACACTCGTGAAAATTTAGCATATAAATAATATCTCTACACGTATTATATTCTCCGCTATTGCATCCTGTTTCAGCTAATACTCGTAGAATGTCTTCTAAATGTAAAAGTTTTTCTTTTACATTCTCACACTCATGTGACTCTTTAGATAAATCAACATCGTAGAAGTCTTTTAGATTAAAATCTTTAAAAGATTTACGACTAATAATATCTCCTATTTTAATCATATTAATCACTCCTCACCTTTATTAAACATCATTTTTTCAATATAATCAAATATTTGTCTATTATTCTCACTAAGTACCATAAAGATACGCATTAGATCTCTTTTAGACCTTTCGGATTTTTCATATATAGAAGCAAATTTATATTCTTCAGGCAAATCATAACCCTTATATAATAGGTCTAAACTATCCAAATATTTTCTTATGTTTTCTTCCCTTAATTGTGGATCCGTGTTAGCTAGTGTTACATTATCTATAAATATTGCACTTATTATAGTAACAACTGCATTATATTTCTTATTTAGGGATTGTAATACTGAATCCATTATTTGATTTTTATGTCGAGTCTTAATAACTTTAATAATTAGTGCTCGAGCATGTTTTATTAAATCTATAACTGGTAGATCAGTTTTAAGAATAGACGTATCTTCAAATTTACAATATCCGATTGCAAATTCTAAAATATTAGATGCATATTTAGATATACTTGTGGATGTCTTATAGTTATCAGATGAGAAATATGACCCATTGATTAGATCAAATAATACATTTTCGTCTAATCCATAATTATTTTTTTCCAACTCATATTCGATATAATCATATATAGATATACCCTTAATCATGGATATTTTGGTTGCATAATAATAATCTACTATCATTCGGATAGCGGTATCATATGTAATATAAGGATTTATTTCTGGTTGGAGTTCAATTGTTAAAGATCCCTTTTTAATAGACTCAGATGATTTTCCCTCATATTTACAACTTAATCTAAAGCCCAACTGTAGCATATTTATATAATCTAATATGACAAATACTGGATCTCTGTCAGGTATAGTTGTTTGATCACTAATTAGATTTAATAATTCCTCTAAACGTAAAAGTTTTTCTTCTACATTTTCACATTCATGAGTTTTTGGATCATCAGCAATGTCTATATAATCTTTTAATTTAAGATCATCAAAGGCAGTTTTACTCCAAACGTCTTTTATAGTAATCATATATATTCTCCTTATTTAGAAACATCAAAGCAAGCATCAATCCAATGATTTACTGAATGAATTGCTTCTGACCTTAATTTAATGAAGTTTTCAGTTAAAGTAAGATTATTATCATATTCAACTTGGTTGCTAAATATACCATTCAAGAATTTAGATAGTTCATCAAATACTTCTAATATTCTTCCATCATTAATACGATTATTATAGAAGTATTCTTCATATCTAGGGAAGATTAGCCCATCCAATAAATATTGGAACTTGAGTATAGTATCGCCATATTCATACTCATCTCTATCATCAAAGTCATCCCATAAGATTTTAGATCTATCATTTAAGAATTGGTCGTTCAATCCACTAAGGCAAGGAACTGATATGAAATTATAGAAAGATCTTAGCATTAATCTAATAGCATAATCAATACTCATTACTGGATTTATACCTTTGTCGAATGCAAAGTTCAATTTAACAATCTCTGAATCTGGTGAATCATATTGGCGTACAATAGTAACACCATATCCATATTCATTGAAAATATTAATAAAGTTATTAATATATCCACCTGGGATTTCTTCAGTTATAGAGTTAAGTACATTAAAGCGGCTAGTTCTTTTTCCGCATCAAATTCAGTTTTAATATTATCTATATCTATAGTAATAGGGTCTCTTAACGCTAAATGCTCAGTAAATATTTTTAATACATCTTTTGAATCCAACATTTTACTTCTCCTCCTGTTTTTGCAAAGCCTTTTTAATATATCCAATGATATCACTACGAAGTTTACAGAAGTTCTTACGTAGACTTTCATTCGTATAATATCGATCTATAAAATCACCCCCACTTAATTGAAAAGCTATAATATCTAATTTATTATAAACGCTTAAGATTCGATCATAAATAGGATGTAAGATTTTATTGTCTAAATAAAAATCATAATAATGAGAGCCAAAAATACTACCTATTAAGAGCTCCATTAATAATTTTTCATCATCTTCTTCTAAATGCAAATCATCTATAAAGTCTGCTAATTCTTCAGGTTTATTAAAGATATCTATATATACGTCAACTACACCGAGATATTTATATAGACATACTAGAGCAAGAAAAATTGCAAGATCAGTACAAATCAATGGATTTATTTCCTTATCATAATATAAAGTGTAATCGTCAATATTGAATTCAAAGTTATCAGCATTTATATCTTTCTGAGTATCATCCCAGATTACACATCCAAGGTGTTGGTCACTAAATATATCAATAAATTCCCATACTTTAAAGTCTTTATTTTCCTTATATATAGTTTCTAGAACTTTAAGAAAGTACTGTTCCTTTTCTGTATTATTTTCAGTTTCTTCAGTAATATCTAGAAAATTTATTAACTCTAAATCTCCTGTGAAGATATTACCTTTTAGAATATCATCTAATGTCATTTAACTTACTCCTTTGATATGAAACAATAACACTTACCATTAGCTCCAATTACTAGATTATCTTTAGATTTTTTAGAAATTAGCATTGCCTCCTCCTTAGAGGTTAATATACAATCTCTGAATACATCACCTTTATAACCTATAAAGTTACTATAATAAGCATTCATCAAATTAAGTAAGAAGTTAGGTACACCTACTTCAGTATGCCAAGTAACTTCAAACCTTATATTACGTTTCTTAATAAATCCAAACTGTCTACGTTTTAGGAACTCAGATGTTAGAGGATAATTAATATCCTCTAACTCCTTAAAAGCATCTTCTATTAATTCAACATCAAGCTTATCACTTTCACCTAATAAGTCTAATATTAAATTTTCGATTAATTTAAAGGATTTATCATATCTTTCATCTATAAGTTGAAATTGCATTTATATATCCCACATTCATTATTGATAACATCACAGAACAAATATCTTAATAATAAAAACTTCTTAAGTGGTTCAACTTCATCTGTAATATTATAAGGCATTTCTTTCTTAAAATTATCAGCCAAGATATCAATTAACTCAAAATACGTATTTATAATATTTCTAGAAGTCATATCTATTTTGATTTCTTTTACTCTAAGTAAGTTTAGTTCATTAATTAATTCGCCACTAATTAATTTCATAATTAAAGTTATTTCATCTTCTTCTAATCTTAAATTACCATTACAATTCCAAAGTTTTTCTTCAACATCCCAATCAAATTTAGGAATTTCTTTTAGATAGCCAGTGGATATCAAATGTTTATATAATTGCTTTACTACCAAAATCATACAATAATTAAATGATCTAAGTAAATCATACTTAATAACAAAATAATCATGACGTAAATTGAATTTTTTAATAAATCCATTATCATCAAATTCTAAAAGTGTCCCAAATCCAAATAGGCTAGATCTAGAATCGAATCCTGGGATATTTTCTTTCATTAATTTTAGCATATGATTTAATATATTTAGCTTACTAATATTATTATTATCATATACATCTGTAGAATCATATATAGTAATTGGAATAAGAGTTACTTCTTTGGTATTTAAAATATTACCTTTTAGAATATCGTCCCATGTGAAATCTAGAGATGTCACTGGTTCAATTGCTTCTAATTTAGATACATCAATTTTAGGTGTATTGATTTTAGTCACATCTACAACTAATTCACTATCAAGATATTTAATAATATCATCAAGATTTTCAATATCTTCTTTATAATAAGTAAAATAGTCATCTTCAGTCTCAATGCATAAGTCGCCATCAGCCGCACTATAAGATTTGATTTCAGATAATCTAATTCTTTCCGTTCCTAATTTTACAAACTTCTCCATTTTTTTCTCCTTCTTTTAAATCACTTTAGTTAAGCATAAATAAAATATTAAACCTAGAATCACAAATGCTTCGATAATAACTGCCCACATTAAATAATCGGCAATCTTATCTTGAGATTTTGTCTTATCTTGGAATGTAGATAATTTCACATACTCATTTTCTAATTTATTATTAATCAAAACAGACCATCTACTTAAACTATTAACCCTATTATTGACTTCATAAATTCTTTCATTTAAATTATTCAATTCCTTTTCAGCAGATTCTTTTAATGCTAAAAGATTACTAGCAGTTTTATATGAAGCTTCTCTAATTAATTCAATAGCCGCATCACTTTTATCAATTGAATCTTTAAGATCTTTAATATCACTACCAATACTGGTAGTTAGATCACTAAATTCAGTATTGATAGTTCTTTGTAGTTTTTCCATTTTAATATATTCCTTCCTATTTGGTAGTAAGTAAATATGTACATACGATAGCAATAATAGACATTCCAATCATTCCCTCTAATACGATGACCATGTATGCATGTTTGAAATATTTTTCCATTCGCATCATTTCGCATTCTTTATCCATTACTTGCTGTTTTAATCGCGCTACTTCGACATTTAGATCTTTAATTATTTCTTCCCTAACATCGATAAGTTCAATTGTTTCATTTTTTGAATCTTCTTTCATATTAACCTCCTAATAAAATTAAATTACATATTTCATATTTATAATATAT